GACGGTGGGCTGTCCTGCTCCCAGATCTGCCACCACTCTCGCTTGACCAGCGCGGCCTCTTCCGCCGTGGGTGTCTGCTGATACTGCGCGTTCCACTGGAATGTAGGCATCGACGCCTTTGTCCGCAGCAACGCCTCTAGGTCAAAGAACTCAGGCCAGAGGGGTTTCTCGACGATCTCCTCCGTCTCCTCGTCCTCAACCTCCAGTATCGCAGGAAATTCGACGATCTCGTACTCATCCGCCCGCTCATTCTTCGCCATGTCGCGTGTCACACGCCCCGTCAGGTCATCCATGTGCCATCGGGTCTGGATTATGGCTACACGACCTCCCGGCATCAGACGAGTACGCGCACCGAAGGTAAACCACTCGTATGCTTTCTCAAAAACAGCAAAATTACCGTTAATTACGTCCTGTTCCGAGTGCGGGTCGTCCACCAACAGCAAATCTGCACCACGACCAGCCAGTGCGGAGCCAATACCGCACGCATAATACTCGCCACCCACGTTAGTATTCCATCTACCAGCCGATTTTGAGTCACTGGCAAGCTGTACCGTGGAGAAAACAGACTGGTAAGCGTCTGTAGAGATCAGATTCCGCACTTTTCGGCCAAAATCCACTGCCAAATCAGTGGTGTGCGACACCATCATCACCTTTTTATTCGGATTTCGCCCTAAAAACCACGCTGGAAAGAAGATAGAGACGAGCTGAGACTTGCCGTGGCGCGGCGGGATGTTCACACAGATACGATCTTTGTCCCCTGACTCAATCGCCATCAGCATGTTCGCCAAAATCCGGTGGTGTTTGCCCACAATGAAGTCAGGCATCATCATCCGGCAGAATTCTATTAGATCGTCGTAGGCAGCAGCGTTCGTTTTTCTTATGGCAAGCTCGTCCACGATGCGGTTGATCTCAATGACTTCCTCGTCAGAAAACGCATCGAGGTTGTCCAGCATGTTCTGGACTTCTTCCTCGGTAAAATCGGGAACGGCCTCAATCATCGTAGATTTTTTCGTCCCCTTCGTCCCCTTCGTCCCCTTCGTCCTCGATCACCTCCTCTACCGCTAGGCCAAGCTCCTCATCCAAATTCAACACCTCGCCATTCAGCACGATGTCTTCGTAGTTGGCGTCCTCTATATCTGCTGACAGTACCGGCTCAACCAACTTCTCCAGCTTACCCCGTAACTTGTTACGTAGATCATCCGTGGACTGGTGCGTAACAGTGACTTCTGTCTTCTCTGCGAAGAGTCCTACGTCTGAGATCTTACCCAGAAGTTCCAAAGCTCGAATCCGTATACGCGGATCGTCGTTCTCCGACTCCAACAACAGCTTGTTGGTAACTAGGTACCGGATCTGGGTTGCGCTTTCTGCAACGGAGTGTCCGAACTCTTGGAGGATATTGTTTGTGAGCACAATAGATGCAGGCGTAAGTTTCGCCGCCTTCCTCGCAGTAACCTTTTTAGAAGTTTTTTCAGGGTCGTCAGCATAAGATAAGGCGAGTTTTGCCGCTACGTCTTCATCTTCGACTGTCGGCTCCAAATCCAAACCATGCTCTGCCAGTTTCAGCGCCGTATTGCACGCCGCTTCCGCACGTTCCTTCAGATCGACGTTGGGCACGTCGTCCACAAGAGGTACACCGATTTCAGGTTCTATAAATAGGGTCATAAATTGTACGCAGACTATAAGTCGTTACAGGAAATATACACTCCGGCGGTATAATAAGCCACCAAAAACGCAGGGAGCTACGGCATGCTGCCAAAGAACACTAGAACTTGCAAAGTCTGTCACGAAGAGAAGCCCATCGACGCATTTTCTATGAATGGCGTATACAGATTGTACACCTGCAAGGGCTGCAAACATAAGGCTAAAGACAAACTACGTAACGCCAGCGTTGAGGCGTTCCTTCGATACTCCTTAGCTGGACTCAAGCACAGTCGTAAGAAGCGGGAAGACCTAGAATTCGCCATAACAGTTGCAGACCTAGTAGAGCTGTGGGAAGAACAAGAAGGGCGATGTGCCTTGAGTGGTCTGGTAATGACCCGGCACCGTGGGTTTGGAGAGACTACCACCAATGCAAGTGTAGATAGGATAGACCCCGCCAAAGGTTACGTCAGATCCAACATCCAGCTCGTGTGTTGGCAAGCCAATAAGATGAAGCACACCCTACCGCAACCCGAATTCTTTTTCTGGATTCGCCAGATCAACGACACCCTGACCCGCGAATAGTCCAAAAAGTCCAAAACGCTATATATGTGATTTTGTGGACACCCTCACGTAACTACTTCTGTGTAACCAAATTTTCTACAAATATTTACGTGCCGGGCACACCGGGGGTCTGAAAACCCGAATAACCGAATAACCCAATAGAATCAATAAGTTACGTGGCACGCACAAGGGTACCTTAAACCCGGCATTTCAGACCCTTGACAAACAAAAAATTTTTTGCTGGGACTTTTATTTTTGGGGTGGGGGGTTTCCTGTGTGGGGATTAGTAGGGAACGGCCTCAAGAAAAGGAGGCAAATTGCTAGGAATACAGATTGTTTGAGTAGATTAGTAATACATAGGACGTGAGGAGTCCCGTTGTGTCAAGCGGGGGGTGGGGGGTAGGTGGGGTCAGAAAGTTATAGGATTCCTATAACAAACCACCAAAAACCACGAAATACTTGCCTATAACGTGTTATCTGGTAGACTGGGTACCAGTTGAATCAATACCGATTCAACAAAACAGAAAAGGAAAGATGTTATGTCATATTTATATCTTAGTAACGAAGCAGCCGAGTTGATTACCGAGCACGGCAAAAATGCGGACAAAGGCGATTCACTGGTCGCCAAACTGTCGAACATCATGCACTACACGTCATTTAGGGCGTCCGAGTGCGAATCGCCGGAGCTGTACGAGGAAGTAAAGCACGCGGTGTCGCAATCGTTCACGAAGCGGGAAAAGACATTGTTGGCCTACACTCGCGCCGAAGCTAAATCGCTGAATGAACTGCAAAAGGCGGATAGAAAGCTGGCGAAGCAAAAGATTGGTGCGCGATGCGGCGATCTGTACAAGGCACTGAAAAAACGGCAAGCCGAACCCCGCGATACCGAGCGCAAGTCTAAGACCCTGCGCGAGTTCATCGAAGCCGAGATCGGCAAGATTGAGGATCGCATTGCCAAGGCGGACAACCCCGACATCAAGTCGGTCAAAGCAACCGCCGACGCACTGAACGCGCTTCGAGCCACCCTATAACCAACCACTTCATTGGGAGCTTCGGCTCCCTTTGAAGCCAGTTCCTGCCGTTGCGTTGCGTCCGTCGCACGTAGCCTTTGAAACCAGTTCCAGACGTAGCGTTGCGCGTTGCAGGTAAGAAGTTATAGGATCCTATAACTTTCCCATTTTGTAATGTTACGTTTTCAGCAGACCTAATGTTACGTTTGTTGCGTAATGTTCCCCTAATGTTACGTTTTTGAGAGGCAAAACGTAACATTATCCTAATTGTATCTAATGGTATCTGAGACTAACTAGGATTATTGCACTATAGAAAAAAGACTAAATTTATATATTTATCTATAATGTTACGTTTTTAGAAAAATATATATATCCGGTAGTTATTGACCCCCTACTTGCAGAAAATCTCGTTACACAGAACTAATGTTACGTTCCCCACACACTCACACCCTGACCCATTCAATTTCCCCAAAAACGCGATAACGTAACATTGCTTTAGAATCAAGCACTTGCACGTATATACGACGTAACATTACGTAACATTACCGTACAAACCACCAAACACCACCAAATCACATTACTTGACATAACACGTTATATGAGCGATAATATGTCTTGTTGGTCAGGGAAGGAGAATTTTGTGTTACACAGAACTCTCTACACAACACCAGGTCAACGACCACGTAAGTTATAGGAGCCTATAACTTTCACAACAACGAAAGGAGACAGCAATGTCAGATTACAACGACGGTACAGGCCAGTGGCACAGCACGTACATGGCAAAGACCAAATGGATGACGGACGAAGAACTACGCTATGTCATTGAGGACTGCCACAACGCTATGCACGCAATGCCGAGCAATCCTAAGTGCGAACAATATGTGGACGAGGCGCACTACTGTGCGATGGAGTTACGCCGCCGCACGATGGAGTTACGCCGCGCTAAGCAAAACAGGAGACAGAGTAATGCGTAAGATAGAAAAAGAAGTTATCGGTGCGTTCATCAAGGGCGACACCAAAGCAGTAGGCAACACGCAGTCCGTGTTCAACCACGCCACCCGCAGTCTCGACCTGTTACTGCATGGCAACCGCATCGCCACCATGTCGAATCGAGATGGGGTTAAGAAGTTATGGGTGTCATGTGGCGGGTATGAAGTAAACGGTAAGCCTACACCGTCGCGCACCACGCAGTCCCGACTCAATGCGCTGTTCAGTTTGCTCAACATGCCCGAGCGTGTGTACATCAAGGGCGGCGTTCAGTATCTCGACTGCCGACGCCACGGCACCGTCAACCTCATGGCATTGCGTAAGAGCGCGGTGCTTGTGTCAGTTCACTAACCCAAAGTTATAGGAACCTATAACAAACCAACGATAAGGAGTTCCCAATGGAACAAGCAAACAACATTCACCAACTGGCTCAAACGCCAACCGTAAACGCACCCAGCATCAGTTCATCTGCCATGCTGGTACAGCTAAACATCTCAACGTGGACTGCGCGTAAGCTCGACAAGTCAGCATCGCGTAAGGTCGCAGCGGACAACGGCGCGTCAGCCAAAGCTGGTAACTACAACAAGAACCTGCTCGCTGGCTGTACTGAGCTGGAAGATCTAAAGAAGTT